TCATCATCTTCTGGGGCAATGCCACAGGCCGCCATCAGTGAGTAACGCCGAGCGTATGTCAGTGCGCTACCGTACCCTTGGGGATCTTGCTTGCTGGCGGGAACGTGCAATTTGCCGCATTCCAGCATCTCGCCAGATTCGTGGACAAAGACCGTCTCAACAGTCACGCCAACGTGGTCTTCGCTGGTGCGCTGGATCAGGGCAATACCAGCCTCGTTCAGCCCCTCAATGACTGCCTCCACACAGGCCGACAGGTCGGCATAACGTGAGCGAAAGTGTGGATTGGTTGAGCTTTTGAGAGCAGGGCCAAAGGCTTTCTGAGCCTTGACCAATGCGGTGCTTATCTGTTTCATACTTTCTCCTGGTTGATTTCTAAGGTGAGTTGTCGGATCTCTTGTTCAAGGATCGCGATAAGGTGGTCTTGTTTGCGGATGTGCCCCTGGAGCAGTCCCACGTGGTAGGCCAGTCGGGTTCGTGGGTCATCGCTATATGTTGCAGCTAACGCTTCAAAGGTTTGAAGTGTGTTCATGGTTGCTCCTGAAAAGACCCTTGCGGGGATGTGGGGCCGTGGCCCCGTTGGTTTATTGCTGGATGTATTCCAGAACTTCTTTCATGCCATCAGCAGACACTGACCAAGCAGGGATGCCACCATCAAGGCAAAGCCCGCTAGGGTATTGGCTGCCCTCAAGCAGTGTGGTTATGTAGTAGCGAGACACAAACTGGCCTCGCTCTGCAAAGTCGCCATCTGTGTAACGTGAGTCGTAGAACTCAACCATCGCACTCTTGTCGTTAACAAGGCAGTCATTGCGACCATACTTGTCGCCAGTGTTGACGATGCGGACATTAAACTTTTCAACTTTTTTCATGGTGGCTTCCTAAAAGACCCTGTGCGGAATTGCTAGGGCATGACTGCATTGTAAAGGTTTCTTCACATCCATCAAGACTTTTTTGAAAATAAATCTAGGTGGTTTCCCTAATACTCAACAGTGCTTGTTTGTGGAGTAAAATTGACGGATGACAAAACAAGAAGCAATCGAAAAAGCTGGTTCACAGTCTGCTCTGGCGAAGCTGTTGGGCGTGAGTCGCAGTGCTGTTTGGCAGTGGCAGACGATCCCATCTGGACGCTTGTATCAACTGATGGTTGTTAGACCAGATTGGTTTGACAAGGTATAATGTTTTGAAACCCAGCTAGGTATGGCTTGATCACCATACCGAAAAGCGCACCTCCCGCCTGCTGTCGTTTCTTTCTGGAGGTTTGCGAGGATGCTTAATGCACTACTACCAATTCAACATTGGCGACTATCGGGCCGCCACAGCGCACCTGTCTAACGAGGAGGACTTGGCTTATCGCCGACTTCTCGATATGTACTACGACAGCGAGAACAAGATCCCACTTGATACCCAGTGGGTTTCCAAGCGGTTACGACTTGAAGCCAGTGTGGTTCGAGATGTTTTGAACGATATGTTTGTCAAACAAGAGGATGGCTGGTTCCATGCTAAGTGTGACGAGATCATTCAAAACTACCAAACTATGGCCGAGAAAAACAGGGCTAATGGTCGCCTTGGTGGACGCAAAAAGAACCCAGTGGGTTCCCATGTGGATGCCCAGTGGCAACCCAGCGCTAAGGCAACTAATAACGATAAACCAATAACCAATAACGATAAACCAAATACAAAGACAGTGGCCGTCAAGCGGCCTGATGATGTTGATCAGGATGTTTGGGATGATTTTCTGTCCATCAGGAAAGCTAAGAGGGCAGTTCTGACCCAGACTGCACTAGACGGCATGCAGCGAGAAGCAAACAAAGCTGGATGGTCGTTGAATGAGGCTATCCGAGAAACGGTATCCCGTGGATGGCAAAGTTTTAAGGCTGAGTGGGTGACAAACAGCCAAAACAAGCCAACTGAGACGGTCTACCAAAAAACACAACGTGAAGCGATGGAGGGTCTAGCACCCGGTGTTGCTCGTAAAGCTTCTTTTAACCCAAACATCTTTGAGGCAGAAAATGTCACTTTCATTGAAGGCCGTTGATCGCTTGTTTGAACGCTTGGCTTTGACTTATGGCAAGCAGTTCACGGACATGTATTCCAACCTTGACCACTCTTCTGTAAAGACGATGTGGTCACATGAGTTGTCCACCTACGCTAACAGCCTGCACCGAATCGCTTGGGCATTGGAGAACCTGCCACCCCGTTGCCCGAACGTGATTGAGTTCAAGCAGATTTGCCGCCAAGCCCCTGCACCAGAAGCGACTGCCCTGCCAGAACCCAAGGCAGACCCCGAGAGACTGAAGCGAGAGTTGGCAAAGCTGGCAGACATAAAAAAGGCTGTCGTGGCTGACAGGGTTGACCACAAGGCGTGGGCTAAGAAGATTTTGGCAAATTACACTGCTGGACAGCGAATAAACCCGACAGTTCTCAGGTTTGCACGTGAAGCCCTCCGAAATGAGGTGTGAAGAATGTCAATCATCCACAGAAGCCCCCAAATGGAACCGCTACGACCCGTGTTGCATCTGGTGCGGGGCACGGCTTCTCAGGCAACTTGGCACGTTGAATATCCCGAAAGACCAAATCCAGAAACGCCGAACAAAGGTGCTGACCGACTGGACGAAGCAGGGCCACAACGAAAACGAGATCAGAAGCCTGTTGAGGTCTGGGCCTTGGCACGAACCCCCGACAAAGACGAAACAGGACTTAGCCAAGCGGAGATGATCTACTTGCTGCCAACTTATCAATCAAGGCTTTCATGACTTTTATGGTGACTTTTAGCGTTGACGGTGACCCTGTTGGAAAACAACGGGCAAGGCACAGGCGTGTTGGCAACTTTGTCCGCACCTACACCCCTGCCAAGACCGTGGACTACGAAACCCGCATCCGAGAGGCTGGACGACTGGCAATGGGGTCACAGGAACCCTTGGAAACCCCAGTGACCATGTTTCTCTACATCCGCACTGGAATCCCCAAGTCGTACTCCAAGAAGCGCCGAGAAGCCTGTTTGTCGGGTCAAGAGAAGCCCACCAAGAAGCCAGATTCATCCAACATCTTGAAGGCCATAGAGGATGGGCTGAACGGTGTTGTTTACGTGGACGACTGCCAAATCATCAACCACCACATCACCAAGGTGTACGCATCAGAGTCTGGGATTGAGGTAATGGTCAAGGAGTGTCTGGAATGACCGACAAGTTCGAACTTGAACTGGTAAACCGAATCGATGCATGGCGAGACATCCAGAATAGCCTCTATCCCTTCTTAAAAGGCCGATTAAACGGCGAAACGCGGTGGCTCCTTACCCTGAGTACCAAAAAGCGAACAAGCCCCCAGAATCGCCGATATTGGGGTCGAGGCGTTTTGTCCCAAATATCCGAACAGGCCAAGGTCGGAGGACAGCAGTACAGTCCAGAGGCATGGCATGAATTAGCCAAGCGTAAATTTCTGGGTGTAACTGAGTTACCAGACGGGTCAATCGTAGGTAAAAGTTCCACGAACCTTACAACTACGGAGTTCAGCGAGTTCTGTACGCAGGTAGAGGCTTGGGCCGCAACCGAGCTTGGGGTTACCTTTATCGACCTTCCCAAATGATGATCCCAAAGCACAACTACATCCGCAGCAAGAAGCTGTTGCGCCTGGTCGCAAGTCTGGACTGCCAAATTTGTGGGTCAGGTGTTTGCGTACAGGCAGCACACTCAAACTGGGGTGGAGGCAAGGGCAAAGGGATCAAAGCTGACGACAATCTTACGGCAGCACTTTGTATGACCTGCCATTACGACATTGATCAAGGCATCAGATGGTCAAAGGCTGAGAGGCAACTGGCATGGAAGGTCGCCCATTTCAAGACGGTACAAGCATTGACAGACAGTGGACAGTGGCCCAAAGAGGTTCCTGTTCCTGAAATAGAATGAAGGCGCTGACACTTCGCAGTTGCCAGCTTGACCCATTGTTAACGCAGTGGGTTTTTTTTAAGAGGTAAGCAATGGGCAGACCACCAAACCCCAACACGACAAACTTCCTGAGAAAGATAGGGAAGGCAGAGCAAACCATCTTGGCAGTCGCAGGTAAGGGAGACATCAGCCAAGGCTTCTTAGAGATACTGGACGTATACAGGCACTTCTACAACCAAGGCCTAAGACCCAACATGAACCTCAAAGAGATAACCCTAAACATCCCAGATGAGAATGCTTCTTAATAAATCCAAAGCATATAACACCATAGACAAACCATGCAAGAAAAGCATAAGGCATTAAAGAGCCAACAAGGGCACGGAAGTCAGGTCAGATGGTAAGGGAAGACAAGAAGACCCAGAGGCCAGTACAAGAGGCATTAGAGGGCTAGCACCATGAGGTGGCAAGACCCAGTAGGACAAGATAAGGAGGCTTCAATAGAGTGCTGAGAGGCAAACCCCAGACAAAGACAAGTACCCCGAAGAGGCAAAGGCAAGTCCCCCTGATAAGCACCATCCAGCATATTCATTCTTTTTTTTCCCCCAGAAATCAATTTCCCCCAATCGAATCCCAGTTATCCACAGGGCGAACGTCAAGTTGTTCACAATCCCGCCAGATTCAGAGCGATCTGCCAGGCATCCAGCCATAAGCCTGTGCATAACCAAGGATTTAGTTAACATAATGGACACTGTGGAATATGGAACTGCAAAAACGTAAGGGGAAACCCTAGGTATGCGTTTCTTGCATAGGGGGGGGGTGGTCGGGCGGGTCGCTGTGATTGTTGTAGTAGCCTCCTCCCCTCTGAAAAGGTAAAATTGGGAAAACTCCGAAAGGGTAAAGTGCCGTGAAAAAAATGAGTATTCAGCGATATGCGAAGAACCCGCCTATTGAGTTGCCTAAGACTGATCACACTCGGATGAAGGAACTGAGGGAGATGATGATTCGGTCTGGGGGTAAGGATGTGGTTGAAAAGGTGGTGGAGATTGCGCTCAATGATGATCATCCTGGTCAGATGGCTGCTTTGAAGATGTGTATAGACCGGACGTTGCCTGTGTCTATGTTTGAGAAGGACAAGAGTCAGCGGAATGCGGTGACGATCAACATCACGGGGTTGGGTGTTGAGCCGACCATCATTGATCAAGAGGATATAACTGATGTCTGACCTTAATTTCTCCCTCTTGCCTTGGCAGCAGACTGTCTACACGGACAAGACTCGGTTTAAGGTGATTGCGGCTGGTCGGCGGTGTGGGAAGTCTAGGCTGGCGGCTACCACCCTAATCATTGAGGCGCTGAGGTGTCCAGCAGGGTCTGCGGTGCTGTACGTCTCTCCTACGATGGGGCAGTCTCGTCAGATTATTTGGGACTTGCTGTTAGACCTTGGCAGAGAGGTCATCCAGTCCAGCCATGTGAACAACCTAGACATCACCATGATCAACGGGGCGCGGATTTACGTCCGTGGGGCTGACAGGCCAGATACCCTGCGTGGAGTGTCCTTGACGTATGCGGTGCTGGACGAGGTGGCTGACATCAAGCCAGAGGCGTGGGAGCAGGTTATTCGGGCTTCTCTGTCAGACAGAAAGGGTCGAGCCATGTTCATCGGAACTCCCAAGGGTCGCAACTGGTTTTATGACTTGTGGAACCTCGGTCAAGAAGAGAAGGACTCGGATTGGAAGAGTTGGCACTTCACCACTGCGGACAAGCCCTTGATTGACCCATCTGAGATTGAGTCAGCCAAGAAGACCCTGAGCAGCTTCTCCTTCAAGCAAGAATATATGGCCTCGTTCTCCAATGCGGGGTCTGACATCTTCAAAGAAGAATGGATCAAGTACGGGGAGGAGCCTCAGTACGGTTCTTATTACCTGGCTGTGGACTTGGCGGGTTTTGAAGAGGTTGCTAAACAGGCCGCCAATTCCAAGAAGCGTCTGGACGAATCGGCTATTGCTGTGGTCAAAGTGACTGAGGACGGGAAGTGGTTTGTCAAAGAGATCGAACATGGGCGGTGGGATATTAGGGAGTGTTCGGCAAAGATTCTGATGAAGATGCGGGATTACAGACCGCTGTCTGTTGGGATTGAGAGGGGGGCGCTCAAGAACGCTGTTTTGCCGTACCTGTCGGATTTGATGCGAAAGAACAATGTCTACGCTCACATCGTTGATTTAACCCACGGCAACCGGAAGAAGGCTGATAGAATCATTTGGTCGTTGCAGGGCCGTTTCGAACATGGCAGAATCATCCTCAACAGAGAAGAGGATTGGACTGCGTTCGTAGACCAATTGATAATGTTCCCCGCCCAAGGGGTACACGATGACCTCCCTGATGCGCTTTCCTATATTGACCAGCTTGCTGTTACCTCGTACTTTGAGGACGATGATTCAGAAGATTGGGAGCCGATGGACATTATTGCGGGGATTTAAGACATGGCTGACCAGATTAGAGCAACACCAAGAAACCCGTTCTTTGGGTTGTTTTCTGATGTGGTCAATGCTCCATTGAGCTACATGAGTGACCCACGGCGCACTCAGCAGATGCAGGGTGTTGCCTCGTTTCTACGTAGCACGGGTGTTCCCGCCACCTTGGAAAACCTGTCTTATGACCCATCTGGTCGTAACCTGTTCACTGGTGCTGGCGGTCTTGGTGGAACAACACGACTGAGGCCAGAGGTGGCTGAGGCTGCGCTGACTGTTGCACCTTTTGTTGGGCCAGCGGCGAAAGTTGGTGTTCGTGGCGCTATGGCTACTGGTCGCGCTCTTGGCCCAACGGCAGCGCGTATGGCAGAGGGATACCTTCAGCGGCAGCGTTTGATGCCTGGTGTTGTGCCTGATCAGACTGGGCTGTTGGGCGTAGTTCAAAAACCACAAGCACCAGTGTCTGACCTCGGTTTTTACTCGGCAGCGGAGCAAGCAGCAATGAACTTGCAACGCAGCAAAGGCACAGGTCAGTCGTTCCTCAATGACTTGATGAAAGCCCCTGATGTCAAAAAAGATGAACTGCAATACACGGGGCTTGATGAGTTCTTAAAAGACAAGCCCAATGTGACCCGCCAAGAGGTGACCGACTACCTGTCCAAAAACAAGGTGGATGTGCAAGAGGTGCAGCTTGGTGCGCAAGATTTCTCCAAATTACCAGACATACAATTACAAAAAGAATATGAGCGTATTAGAGGATACAAGCCATTAGATACTTATGGCGACTTAATATCACGAGATCAAATAATTTCTGAATTATCTGGCGCACCAGCAACGGATTTGACTAAATTCAGTCAATACACACTGCCCGGCGGTGAGAACTATCGTGAGATTTTGTTGAAGTTGCCTGTTAGCGGACGATTTGAATTAGATGCTGCACAACAAAAGGCTGGCGTTTTAAGGCGGCAAACTGCTGATTTGATGGAGCAATGGAAATCTGCAAGCGAGTTAAATCCTCGTGATGCTGGCAACGCTGCGTTATATCAAAAAGTTGCAGAATCAAGAAAACTTAGAGATCAAGCAGAGGCCGAAGCACAATCATTACAAGGTCAAATTAAATCGCAAACGTATCAATCATCCCACTTTGACGAACCCAACATATTGGCTCACATGAGGGTCAATGACCGTGTAGATGCTGATGGCAAAAAGATGTTGCTGGTGGAGGAGATTCAATCTGACTGGCTTCAGGCGGGGCGAGAAAAAGGGTTTCAAAGAAAAGACTTGACTCCAGATCAGATCGAACTCAAATACATTCCACCAAATGTTCCAAAGGGGCAGGATCCAAGTAATTATCCCGGCTACTATGAGGCATTTGACAAAAACACTGGTGATTTTGTTGGAAGACACAGTGGTAGCTTAAATCAAGAACAAGCCATGAGAGATGCTGTTTCATCAGCAAATCAGTTTAAAACTGGTGTACCAGACGCACCTTTCAAAGACAATTGGTATCAATTATCCCTCAAGCGGCTGGTGAAATATGCCGCTGACAATGGATATGATCGTATTGGCCTGACTACTGGTAGGCAGCAAGCCGAACGCTTTGATTTGAGCAAACAGGTGGATTATATTGATTACAGAACCTCTGGGTCTGGGCCAAAGACTCAATACGAGCTTGCTGTTGTTGGTAAAAATGGGGATGGCGTTGATCTC